AGAGCTAATTGTTCAGGTGATGCGAATTCAGATCTATCATAGTTTCTGAAACCACCTACTTGTGCCATTTTAATCTTAAAGTTAGCACCTTTCCACATATCAAATGGATTGATTGGTGTTTCATCAGCAAACTTAGGTTGCATAACATCCATCACCTTCTCAAAGATCTTCGCCCCATATTCATATAAGAATACTTTACCATTATTCGCTGGATTGTCAGGATCAGAAACAACACAAATGTTTGACACATAGTGTAAGCGACGCTTACGTTTACGTGCAATTTCTTTGCCTTCCTCAGTTCCATTATTCCATAACTTTGAATTCATTTCCGATACTGGATCATCTTTACCAACAGTAGTTAAACTCTTTTCAACATACCATTGTCCTGTTGGACCTTGAAAGAAGTGATCCCAGTATTTAGCCCAAGGTAAATCATCACCTTCTACGGCTGGGAGGAAGCGAATAACAGCATAACCGTTACCTGCCTTATCGACAGATGGCTTCCACATACGATCGTCTCCGTATGATTCTTTTTTAGTTTCCTTAGCACCCGCGCCAACTAAACTATCCATATTCATTGCTTTTTGTTTTAAATCAGCAAAACCCATATATTTCTCCTATATTATTTATGTATTATTTGTATCATTATTTAAATGTGTTTAATACAATCTTCATAAACTTATCTTTATTGATGTTTAAGAAAGGTTGATATTTAACCACCTTGTTGTAGATATCCGGCCACAAAATTGTTTCCGTAATCTTCCCGTTAGCATCTTCAACGAAACTCGTTAATGCATTAAGGACACACACTGTCTCTAGCGACACTGTATCTTCCAAGTATTTATTTATAAGGACTGGATAGTTATTTTTATATGTAACTAACAATTCATCTAAACTATACTCGGTAAGCTCTTCAAGTTCATTCTTAACATTATAAGATAAACTTTCAATTCGTTTAAGGTAATCAGTATATGTAACTTCATCTCTAATCATATCACCCGGCCATTTATTACCGGCCAGTTGATGAGCAGCAAAATAACCCATTACCTCTTCTTTGGTTTTAAACCTTTTACCAATTTTTGTCAATTGGTATTTATCAGGCCTTCCCCAATATGTTTTTTGATTTACTCTAGTCTTAAATCTATATTTAAATGCATCATACTTAGTATTAAAATGCATGTTGATAGCATGAGCTATTGTAAATGTTTCAAATCCTTCCATCATATATTATATTATATCATACTTTAGGGTAAAAGTAAACCCCTAAATCGGTAAAGTATAAGAAGTTTGTCCACCTTGTATCATATTAAGTTCTCTTGCTTCATACTCAATATGTTGGACAATTTCTTTTGAAACTAATTTCTTAGCATCTCTTAAATCAATTTCATTTTGATCACATAATTCAACAATAGCATCAATGTATTGACAACCCTTATGAGTTCTCACATATGTTTCTATCATTCTACTAAATCCTTTTTTATTAATATCTACTTGCATTGTAATATTACCATATTTTCGTTAATCCTTCCATTTACCTTTTTAGGTTTTGTTGTTAGTTCTTCAATCGCTTTATCAATTTGTTTTACACTTTTCTTAAGTATGATTGGTATCATATCAGTAGGCTTCCTCAATGTAATCTTTGTCGATGATTCCATATCAAAGCCTTTAACTGTCGAGCCTGACACAGTAACGCCGTCTGGATGTGATGAATGTAATACAGTTAATTCTTTATTCTTTGTATTAAATAGATATATATGCATTGCTCCAGGTACCTTTAAAGGATTTATTGAAGTCAGTTTAAATTCACTATTTTGTTTTTGATATTTAAGTTTGGCTACTTGTTTATCCGCCCCTTTAATTTTCTTAATAGTTATTTTACGGATGGCCTTTTTAGTAGCTCTATATGATTCAACATCAGATACAAAACCTTCTAGGATTTTAATACGATCTTTAATTTCCTTTCTAGTTAAATGTGCATATGATTCAAGTATATATTCATCTTTAGCCATAAACAATTTGTAATCATCTAAATATTCATTAATCCAAGATTCAATTTCTTCAAATCGTTTAATGTCATGTACCTGCATTTGTTTGTACAAATTAATCTTTAAAGGTTTACCCCCGGCCAACCAGGCATCTTCAACTAAATAGAGATCTTCCATTACAGTATCAAGTACCTTTTGTTTCATTCTCATTTGAGGCGTAATAACAAATTTATTCTCTTTTGCTTTAGCTTCCTTTTTAATACCATTTAATATTTTATTACCTGGTTTAACTAAATTATTAAATTTATTAGTTAAAAAATCAATTGGATTAGAATAGTTATCAGGGAACTTCATATCTAATTGATGCCAATAACATATAGCAGCAATATGTGAATATGAATATTCATACTTAGGGTTAGCTAAAATAGCTTTTGCCTTACTTTTAGACCAATTCTTTTTAATAAAGTTTTTAGTTACTTCAAGGGCATCCTTTGCGGGGACATCATAATGGAAATACATCTTAAACATATCCCATCCTTTATCTAAAGGGGCTCCTGGTATACCTACCTTTTGTCTTCGCTGTACATGTTTTTTAGCCATAAGCTTCCTCATTCATAGTATCATTCGCTGTATCAATTAAACCAGATTCGTCCCAATCAGCATTATTTTCTTCTTCAGTACCATACATCACTTCAGGAGAATAAGCACCACCATCACCCCATTTAGCAGGTTTAGTTTTATCTAATTTTCTCATCATTTTATCAACCTGTTTAGAGGCAAGTTTTTTATCAGTAGAACCAAAAGCACTAATTAAAGCTAGGGCTTTATCATCAAGTTCAATAACTTCATGCGCAGCCATAGAAATAGCTAATTTAGATGTGCCAGTCATTCTTCGAACTCTAGCTTGATATTGTAATGTTTCTCTTCTTGACATTCCTCTTGTTTCGCTCATATTAATTCCTTTTTTATTGTTTATATAGTATATTATAACATAACTAGCTAACATATGTTAACTATTTTGCAAAATAATTTATTTGTTGCCATGATAATGTATATGTGCTAATTTTCTATTTTCATCTCTTGTTACTAATTCCAAATTAGAAGGATTATAATTAGTATTATTATGATCAATATGGTTAACTTCAAATGCTTGTTTTGCAATTAGCTTTATAGCATCTGGTGTATTGGTCCAATCAACATCATTGATACTAGCCGGAGTTTTAATAGATGGATTTAAAGTATAAAAGACTGCCGTATGTACTTGAATAGTTTTCTTATCATCCATTGTAACCGATGGATATGTATTACCATTTGATGAAAGTTTTCTAGGTTCCTTACCTTTAAATGACCATATATCACCTGTACATTCATCAACACCGTAGTCATGATATTCTTTAATATTAGTTCTCAATGGCTTTATAATAATTTTGAGTTTTTGATCCATTTGTTACATCCTTTTTTATTGTTTATATAGTATATTATAACATAACTAGCGGGAATATGTAAGAGTTTTGCAACTAAATAGGGATACCTTTTAGTATCCCTTAATGGATACCTATTTATTATAGATAGATTGAATATAAGTTTCAAAGGCCTCAACCTTTTCTACTCTATTGGGCCACTTAATATATTCCTTTTCAGGATTAGCTTTAAGGTTATTAAGTAATGGTGTGATTGCATTATACAATTCATCAAGCTTAATTTGCTTTTTATCTGCGTTATCAGCAACACTACTAATAGTTTGTTCCATTTGCTGAACTGAATCCAATTCATTTTCATCTACTAGGGTAAAACCAAAATCAAAGTCAGGCATAATTAACCTCTTTAATACCAAGAGTGAAATTCTCTGCAGCATCTTCTACATATCTTAATGATTTAAATGGAAAATCTTCTGTTACTTTACGCTTACCATCTTTATCTTTAAATGTTATTGAATAGAATGAATGATCACCATCCATCTGTGTAATAATTCGATACACTTTAGCTACCGAACCATCGTCTTTATAATATTCACTTATTAGTTTTGTATTGTTCATCTTTCTCCTTTAAAATTTCATTTTGTCTCATACGATCCATATATGCCAACTTCTGTCTTGGTGGCAAAACTTCTTTAGTGGCTAATTCTTCCTTAAAGCCATGCTTAACATAATCTTCCCATTTCATTACCCATTGGTAACCGTCACCTATTGGTTGTTTGTATAAGCCTGAACTCATCGTATAACACTCCTTCTAATTTATTTGCTTCAATTTCACAAAAGGCTTCATCACCTCTTACGGCCTGTCTAACATGAACCATTTCATGACACATAGTTAGAATCTTTTTATCATTAGATAAATTCTTATCTATTTCTATATCTATTTCATCTTCAAATAAATCATATGTCCATCCCATTGCATTATCATGTTTAAGACAACATTCACTTATAATAATTTTTACACTATATAAGTCAACGAATAACTTCTCAGCACAATATAATGCGACATCACTTAATAATTTATTAGATGAATAAATTACCATTTAACTCCATGGTCCGGATCTATCCTTTGCATATGTACTTAAAAATCTATCACCTTCATTACGTGTTGTGTTAGCATCTTTCTTAATTATACCACACAATGAATCATACTTACCTTGAACCATTGATAACTCCCCTTCAAGACTAATAATTTTTAATTTATCATCATTAGCCTCAATAATAGAATCTAATTTATCATCTAATTTATCCAATCGTGTCATTAAATCATCTAAACTATCACTTATATTTTTCATTTATTTTCCCAGTTAATGTTATATAAAATTATTCCAAATACCAATTAGAGTACTTACCGTAAAAGCATATTGAACTACAATAAATGACTTCATATCTTTTTCAAATCCCATTCTTATAAAAGAATAGTTAGTAACCAAAAAGAAAAAGAATGCAATAGGATACCCAAAGGAGATTAGAAATGCACCCACTAAGCCAAATGATGAACCAATTAATTCAGCATCTATTCTCATGTCCAGAGTGCATTTCTAATTTTAACTAGTCTAACTAACATCTTTTCATCTTGCATTAAGTTATTTCTTTCAATTCTAGTAGATTCGTCTAGCCAAGTCTTTCTAAGAAATCTTAACTCACTAGTATCCTTTGTTGTTATGTCCGTAATGAAATCTTCACTCATAAAGAGAGCATCAGAGTCACCATAAATCTCTTCAGAGCACTTACGGTACGCATCCCAATCTTCTATATTGTCTTCAACTCTATAAGGTCTTTGGTTAGTCCACCAATCATACAGTTCATAAATCTCTCTGGCATTTTCTGCTTGACCGCCTTCAAGTCCCATTTCCCAGATAAGATGACTTACTCCAGGTTGTTCCATTAAAGAGTTCTCGCTCCACTTCCACATATGTGCCTTTTCAATCTCAACAAAGTCTTTTAACATATTAAAGTTTACGTGTAACATACGTTCGGTCACATCGACATATCCTGGTTCCATACCAGTCTTAACAACGTGATATCTATTATAAGTTCTATAACGGATCCAATCATTAACCCGTGCAATTCGCATTGACCAAGGCCATATTAACAAGGACGCTGCATCGTTATGTAACCAATACCTAATAGGGTGGAACTTTGTTTCTATTTTCATAATGCTTCTATTTTATTTAAAATACCTTGTACTTTATCTTCTGTTAAATGTCCAATAACATCATCCGTAAGACCACTTGAGTAGTCAATGCTCCACTTAATGTCTTTATCGTTATCAAATTTAATAACTGCTAGTTCGTACAATCCTTTGTCACCACCGTACGACAATGCGTTACTAACTACACTTGCACCGTACCCATTATCAAACCTATGCAATGTTTGCTTACCTTTGCTTTTAATTTCCATGTTACTCCTAATTGTTTCATGTCACATCCAATAAATTTACACCATGGCTATCCATGATGCTTAAGATTTTACTTCTTACTCTATCGTAAGAATCAAATTCGTCAACTGATAAGTCGTTGTTGTGCTTACATTCATTTCTTAACCAATCGTCTAAGTCATATAATGAACACCAGTAATCAAGGGCACTTAATGATACCTTTGCCTCTTGTTCAGTTTCGAACTCTTGTGTTATTTTAATCATATTATCCCATTTGGTGTTTATAAATTCCAGTAACACATTTGCTTTCAAGTATCTTCATAAGAGTATCAAATACAATATCTGCTTCACCATTGGATAATGATACTCCATCAGAAATCAATTGGTCTTCCATTGCAATAATGGCTGCCGTGGTAGCATTAGCAACATCTTCCATATATTCTAATTTGCTTGTGTTCATTTCTTTCATTCCAAGTTTCAGTGCATTAATGAATCCAAAGTGAAACAATGCATTTCGGTCATCATCAGATAATTCCCAAGTTTTTGCTTCGCCGGTAAATTCGTTTGGTTCCATAACAACAACCTTATCATGCATACTCATCTCATCAATAAGGTATT